GCAGAACCGTCTATGTCCATGTCTGGATCGACGGTGTTGCAGTTGAGGTAGTGAGCAGGCATGAACCCGCTCCAGCCCGTGTCTACGGGGCGCACTGAATTTCTCATGGTATTTCCTTCTTTAATGGTTTCGTTGAACTGCCTTGGCTTGGGACGCTCTGCCCCTAACCAGACTATAGTATAACACAATGTTACGTCTATGTCAAGTATTTAGGGGTCGTGCCAAAAGCAGTGGGGGAGAAGGGGCGAGGGGCAAAAACTTCGGTTTTGGGGGCAAAAGGGTGAAGTTATAAAAGCGCTATAAAGTTAGGAGTAGTTTTTGGGTTTGTAACGCAGGGGGTGTTTTTCGGTGAATTCGTAAGTTGTTGATCTATAACTTGATTTTATTAGTATTTATATTATATTGTAGTGTTAAGTACTAAAGTAATAATGTTACGTGAAAAAAACGGTATATGGCGGTCTTGGCTGCGTGTTACAATTTGCTCATGGCGCGTTTTTCTTGCGTTCTGTACTTTTCCGACTCTCATACCCCTCGTGTAACATTATAACATTAAACATAATAGCAAGGAACCCTTGTGCCGCAGGGCTTCCAGCCCGTTTTTCACAATCTAAAAATAACATTAGGCCCCCTAAACATAACATAACGGCCCAAAACATAACGTCAACTGCTTAAAAAATAGGCAGTTGCTTAAAAAATAGGCAACTGCTTAAAAAATAGGCAACTGCTTAAAAAATAGGCAGTTGCTTAAAAAATAGGCAATGGGTAAGGTTAACAGCGTAAACATTAGGCAAAGAGGCTACCCCCGCACAGAGAACTGGTAAAAAAGACTTGACAAACGCAAAAAATACTGATATGCTGCGTGCAGCATATCACCCAGACTCAAGGCTACCCCCACACAGAGAACTGGTAAAAGACCAAAATTTTTTTCGGTTCGGTCGATTCTGGGTTCCTGAGTACAGACGCAAAAAAGCCCGCCGAAGCGGGCTGAGTGGAAAGGGGCCCGGTTTACACCGGGCCCTTGTGGTTACTTCAGAAAGCAGGCTTTCAATTCCTTGAGCAGGGCTAGTGCGTCAATCGCATCGAAGTCGATATCATCCTCCTTGTGCTTTCTAATTTGGTCTGTCATATCTTGGCATTTTGCCGCCAATGATTCACCAAATGTTTTCCGGGTAACCGCGCCACGTTCGGTATCCTCAAACCTACGTAGGTATTCGGTAATTCTCCCCATGCAAACAGCAACAGCAGCAACAGCGTGCTTTCTGTCTTTTAACTGTTCAACAGTAAACCCGATTTTGCTTTTCGCAGTCAGAAGCGCAACACTTGAGGGGGGCTGAGCGAGGATAACAATTTGTTCGATTGTCTCGTAAACATTTTTGTCGTATGCCTCATTTTTCTCTACAAGCTGAGGGTATCGAATACCCACAGTGTAAACTTGCGAAGCAGCAGACTGCCACTTTTTGCGAGCTTCCCCCTCAGCAACACAAGCCACAGTAAGAGCTTTAACCACCACGGGGCTCGCAAGAGTCAATTTTTCGTTTGTCATAAAAACCTCTAATAACACTAACACCAAGAAACCGCTTGGTCGCATGTTGGCAATACTGTCAACATGGTTATATTGTAGGACAAAATGACCCCTATGTCAAGTGTTTTCGTTGTAAACCCTATCCCGACACCCCTACCACCCCTTTTGGCAGCAAGGGACTCCTAGGTTCCATACACAGTGCGTTACTCACCCGACACTCCAAATTAAAAATTCCATAACAAAACACCCCCCACCCCCCTACAAAATTCCCCAAGCTGCTCTCCCTACTCCCCATCCTAGAAACACCCCCCGTCACTTTTCAAAAAAGCTAGGCCCCGGGGGTATATATTTTTGCGGTACAATCCCCACCATACCGTAGTCATTAGTGGGGGTTACATGGACGGGTTAAGGTTTGGTCGGCTTGTTGTGCGGGGGCTTCATAGCGTAGACAAAAATTACAACAAGCGTTGGGCGTGTCTTTGCGATTGCGGAGTGTTAAAAAATGTTCTTGGTGACAAACTAAGGAACGGGAGCACAAAGTCTTGTGGGTGTTTCCAAACAGAGTACCGTGCAGCTTTGATGCGGACTGCTGATGAGGAGCGCCGCCTATACACTAAAAAATCGTACCAAGCAATGATGGGTCGATGTCACAACCCAAAATACCCTTCTTATATTAGGTACGGTGCAAAAGGTATTACAGTGTGCGACCGTTGGAAGTTAGGGGAAAATGGAAAGTCAGGGTGGTTATGCTTCTATGCAGACATGGGGCCAAAGCCTACAGGATATTCAATTGATCGTATTAGTAACGACAAAGGCTATTACCCAGAAAACTGCCGATGGGCTACAGTGCAAGAACAAGCAGCTAACAGGACAAAAAAAGTTGTGTTACATTTGGCCCATCTCCCGCTAACCCGGTGCTTATGATAGAAATTACGCCTACTGCAGAACACCCTCTGCCTTTTGATCTGTCTGCTGACAGACCCAAGACGCACGCAGACAGTATTGCCATTGCTGCAAATACTGCAGACCTGATAGATCAACTCGGTGGCAGCATTGACTTCTCTGAAGAAGATGAAGCCAAAGCCCGTGCGCTAATCAAGGGAGAGGCAAAGGGCGAAGAACCAAAAACTGTATCTATCCCCGGCGTAGCCAAGAAAGCTGCGCAAATTCTCAAGGCGTACGACTACCAAGCTATTGCAGATGCAATTCAGGCTCGTAACTTTATTACCAACAAGCTCATTGAGCTTGCTGACTGCGGCGACCCCCGGTTTGAACTCAAGGCATTGGAGCTTCTTGGCAAGCACAGCGACATTGGAATCTTTACTGAACGCAGCGAGATTACTGTGCACCACACAACGTCTTCGTCTCTAGAAAACTCCATCAAGGAACGGATCAAGCGCCTGCTGAACACAACGGTTACGGACGTAACCCCAATAGATGATCTGGATGCGCAGCTAGGAACACCGGAATTAGAACAAGACCCCCAAGAACTAGAGCAGGAACAAGAGCAGGGGCAAACCCAAGATGAGTGACATCTCGCTCAGGGATATTGAGACTCTGATTAGTGCGGGGAAACTCTCCGAATCCGACTTGCGGGTACTAGAAGCGCAGCTTAATAAGCTGGAGAAGATGAAATACCGAGAGCTTAGCCAGACTAGGTTCATCAAGTTTGTGGAAGCGGTGTGGCCGAGCTTCATTTCAGGTAGGCACCACCAGCGGATGGCCGATGCGTTTGAGCGAGTTGCGAACGGAACCTGTAAACGGCTAATCATCAACATGCCACCGAGGCATACCAAGTCGGAATTCGCATCGTACCTGCTACCTGCGTGGTTTTTGGGTAAGTTTCCCGGCAAAAAAGTGATCCAGTGCTCAAATACAGGCGAGCTAGCTGTAGGTTTTGGCCGAAAAGTCCGAAATTTAGTGGATTCGGACGTATACCATGAGATTTTCCCTGAACTAACGCTCCAAGCGGACTCCAAGGCTGCAGGTCGATGGAATACTAGCAAGGGTGGTGACTACTTTGCCATTGGTGTGGGTGGTACAGTGACAGGTAAGGGTGCAGATGTGCTCATTATTGACGACCCACACTCAGAACAAGAGGCAAAACAGGCGGCTTCCACCCCCGAAATTTTTGATTCGGTGTACGAGTGGTACACATCTGGGCCAAGACAGCGTTTGCAGCCGGGTGGGGCTATTGTTATAGTGATGACACGCTGGGCGCTGCGGGATTTGACGGGGCAGGTTATAAGAAGTGCGGCCCAACGGGCAGGTGAAGACTGGGAAGTCATCGAGTTCCCGGCGATCATGCCTAGTGGCAACCCTTTGTGGCCTGAATTTTGGTCCCTGCAGGAACTTGAAGCCCTCCGAGAAGAACTACCAAATTCGAAGTGGCAAGCACAGTATCAGCAGAATCCAGTAGGTAACGAGAGCGCAATTATCAAGCGCGACTGGTGGAAATGGTGGGAGAAAGACAACCCACCCAACTGCGACTACATTTTGCAGACATGGGACACAGCTTTTGAGAAGACTCAGCGGGCAGATTACTCTGCGGGCACCACATGGGGGGTATGGACAAACGACGAAGACAACTCAACCCCGAACATTATTCTGCTGGGCACATACAAGAAGCGGGCTGAGTACCCTGAGTTGAAGAAAGATGTGCTCAGGGAGTACAACGAGTACGAACCCGATGGGGTGCTGATTGAAAAGAAGGCCAGCGGTGCACCTTTGATCTACGAGCTAAGAGCAATGGGCATACCGGTGCAAGAATTCACGCCGGGTAAGGGCCAAGACAAAATTGCCCGCCTAAACGCTGTATCAGACATAATTGCGTCTGGGAAAGTGTGGGTTCCCCGTACCCGCTGGGCTGAGGAGCTAGTTGATGAGGTTGCTGCGTTCCCTTCGGGAGAGCACGACGACTTGGTTGATGCAACCACTCTAGCACTTATGCGGTTTCGTCAAGGTGGTTTTCTTCGCCTGCCCTCAGACGAGCCCGAAGAACTAAAGTTTTTCCGGCGTAAGAGTCAATTCGCTTATTACTAAGGACACATTATGGCCTCCGCTAGTTTCGACAAAGTTTTAAATCAGCTACCTTTGGGTTTGGATTCAATCGTTTCAGACGACTTTGACCAAGGTATTGAGGTTGAGTTACCAGCAGATGACTCAGTTGAAGTTATGATTATCGCAGAGGAAGACCCCGATTTTGGCGAGAATCTTGCCGAAGTTATGGACCCTCGTGATTTAACTAGGCTGGCTTCAGAACTTATTGTTTTAATAGATGCGGATATCAACGCACGGAAAGATTGGGCCGAAGCGTACGTAAAAGGGCTAGAGGTTCTGGGGATGAAGTACGACGAGCGAACCGAGCCGTGGAATGGCGCGTGCGGGGTCTACTCGACTGTGTTGACTGAAGCAGCTATACGGTTCCAAGCGGAGATGGCAACTGAAACTTTTCCCGCGCAGGGGCCGGTCAAGACCCAGATTTTCGGGAAGACAGACAAGGCGAAAGAAGAAGCCGCTGCGCGTGTTCAGGAAGACATGAACTACCAGATTCTTGAGAAGATGCCTGAGTATCGGCCCGAGCATGAGAAGATGCTATTCAACTTAGGGCTTGCGGGCACAGCGTTTAAGAAAGTCTACTTTGACCCTAGCTTGGACCGGCAAGTAGCTATATTTATACCCGCCGAGGAGGTCGTTATTCCGTACGGTGCCTCTAGCGCTCAGGTCTCTGAGCGGGTAACGCACATCATGCGTAAGACCGAGAACGACATACGCAAACTTCAGGTAGCGGGTTTCTACCGGGACATAGATTTGGGCGATCCTATTCAGACCTCTACGGACGTTGAGAAAAAGAAAGCGGAGGAACAGGGCTATACGTTGTCGGATGATGACAGATACCAGCTTTTGGAAGTGCACGTAGATTGGGACATGCCCGGATACGAGGACGAGGATGGCATTGCACTACCGTATGTGGTCACCATTGAGCGGGGGACTTTAGAGGTTCTGGCTATACGCAGAAACTGGAATGAAGACGATGCGCAGCGGATTAGACGCCAGCATTTTGTTCAGTACACGTACATCCCCGGATTTGGGCCGTATGGGTTTGGGCTGATCAATTTGATCGGTGGTTACGCCCGCGCAGGTACAAGTTTGATTCGGCAGCTTATAGATGCTGGAACATTGTCCAACTTACCCGGTGGGTTAAAAACCAAGGGCTTGCGGATCAAGGGGGACGACACCCCCATTGCTCCGGGGGAGTTCAGGGATGTAGACGTTGCGTCTGGCACAGTGCGCGACAACATCATGGCGCTGCCATACAAAGAACCCAGCCAGACGTTGTTGGCGCTGTTAAACCAAGTCACTGACGAAGCTCGACGGCTTGGTGCTATCTCTGACATGAAGATCAGCGACATGTCGGCGCAAGCTCCCGTAGGGACTACGCTGGCATTGCTAGAGCGCACTCTGAAAACCATGTCTGCGGTACAGGCTCGCGTCCATGCTTCTATGAAGCAGGAGTTCAAGTTGCTCGCTGCCATCATCAGAGACAACGCCCCTGATGAGTATGAGTACGACCCCACGGGCGCAGACCGCAGGGCAAAACGGTCAGACTATGACTTGGTTGAAGTTGTGCCGGTTAGCGACCCCAACAGCGCAACAATGGCCCAGCGGATTATGCAGTATCAGGCAGCTATCCAGCTAGCCCAAGGCGCACCGCAAATCTACGACTTGCCGCAATTGCATCGGCAGATGCTGGAGGTGCTAGGAATTAAAAACGCGGAGAAGTTGGTGCCCATTGAGGACGACATGATGCCACGTGATCCTGTG